GTTGCAACGGCCCTAATGGCTTTTTGATAAGATGTTTTTAACGCCAAATCAGAATAAGAAATAGTTTTGCCATAGGAAATTTTTTTTAATTGAGACCAAACTTGTTTTTGTAATTGAGAACCACTCAGAAAATTAATTTTACATGAGAATTTTTTTAACTCTCCTTTGACATATTTAGTTATTTGTATTTTTAAATCTGAATTAAATAATTTTTTAATTGGGGAATATTGTTTTTTTATTTTATTATTGTCCCCGGAATCCTGGCCTGTCGTAGTCTTTAAGATTAAGAGAAAAAACTCTCAATATATATATATATATGCTTATATATTTCTGTACCCCCTATTCCTATATATAGGCTTTTAGATTCTATATAAATGTTTATATCTATTCTTTATAGTTTATTTCTATTTATAGATCGTAGGAATAGTACAGACTATTCCACTAATAGGCTATATAGTTGTCATCATTAGATCCTTGTAGTGTCTCCTATTAGAGAAAGGAGGCTGGGCCTGGTCTAAGCTATAATATATACTATAAGTATAATAGTTGGATGATTCTAGTAGCCATTCATATACATAATACGGTACCAGCCTATAGGTTCCATAGGTATCTTAATGGCGTCTGATAGCAGCCGCTGTATATAGTATTATTATAATTATAACTTATCATGTGAAAGGATATAAGCTATGCATGAAAATATATTTAATTACGTTGTTCAAAAATATGATTTGTATCTTGGTGTAGATGAAATCATTAATATCGTTACAAATAATCTTAATGTTGATAGATATATAGAGGAGAATTATAATGTTTGAATTGTTTATTGAATACTTTGATTACTTTGTTTGTACTCTTATACTGACAGTTATAACGTTTGTTATTGGTATGGCAATTTGGTCTTATTATAAAATGTTCAAGATTATGCTTAAAGAGTTCGATAAATGAGCATGAAATCTATAATCCTCGAGTCCTTGGTCTATGCAATAATCTTTGTCATGTTTCTTGGCTGGATTGATATGGGTCAAGGACCAGAATATACATGGTGGAATTTCATTAAAATCGCTGGTAGTTGGTGATTGATATGGATGTAAGCTTTTATGTTGTTCTTGGCTTTGTAATAATTGGTCTAATAATTTTACAAGAAAGGAAATAATATCAACAAAATATTATATGAATGTGCAGTAGTTGTATTCGTTATTACAGTATCTTTCTTAATGGCGGGTGCGACGTTAACTGCATTTAATTATCATCATTTAAAAACCTTTGGTTATGTAATCACAGGTTTCTAAAAAAAAGGCGACACATACGTGTCGCTAATCATACATCCTAAGCACGATCTGAATATAACTGCTTAATCCTAAGTAAGATTTAAAACTGCTTATTTTGTCTTAACATTGTGTAAATTTGAAAGGTCTTATAAATGAGTAAAGAAAATATATATCCACGTTCTATTATAATTAAAGATTTAACTGCCAAATGGTGTAAAATTGCTGGTACTGATGCGCCAGTAAATACGTTTGGTGCTAAACAATGGGAAATGCAAATACAAACTACTGATCCTAAAAAAGTAGAAGAATTAAAATCTTATGGTCTTAATGTAAAACAAGGCAAAGATGAAGATTCTAATGTTTTCTCTGTATCTTTAAAACGTAAAGGGCAAAAACTTGATACTGATAAAGTAACTCTTATACCAAATACACCAGTCAAAATTGTTGATAAAGCTCTTCAACCTATGTCTGGTGATAATATTGGTAATGGTTCTAAAGTCAATGTTAATTTATGGCAATATGCATACAAAGCACCTGGTCGAGAGGGTATAGCTACTTCACTTACTTCTGTTCAAGTTGTAGACTTAGTAGAATATACACCATCAGTTGGTTTTGATGCTATTGAATCTGCCCCTGCTTCAAGTGAGTTGCCATTCTAAATAATGTTCTCTTCCTTATCCTCGCTTAACGCGTGGGTAAGGGAGTAGAAAAATTTATAGTACCGTCTTGAATTTATAAGGAGTTTTATGTACGCTTTAATTTTTATTCTTATTATTGCTCTTGTTATTATCGCTGGAGTACGTAATTATTAATAGTTTAGAAAGTGTTTTAAAAATAACACCGAACGGCGGCTCTCGGCGTCGCATCATATCATAATCGAAAGGAATCATAATGAGTAATATTGATGAAAAAATAAGACAAATATTTAAAAATACTTTAAACGAAATAGATATTTTAAAAGAACATCTTGTTAAAGATAGTTCATTGCATCAAGCTTATGACAATTGTCAAAAATTAATTAAAGCATCAATACAAGAATACGAAGACTATATAGAAAGAGAAGCAAGTGAATTAATTGACTCAACAATAGATTATGAAGAAAGCGTAGTTGAAAATTCTGTTCAAGAAATAGTTGATCAAATAAGTTCATTAAAAGACGAAATGTTTGAAAACTTATCTTACGCTGTAAAAGCTAATTTAGAGCCATTAAAAGGTGAAGATTGGGCTTGTGCTTGGGATAGTACTATTGATGATAAAGTGGTTAGAAAAATTGAACGATTACTTGAAGACGCAGGAGTACACGTATAATGAGTAAAGACATGATTAATAAACCACCACATTATAATGTTGGTAACGTAGAATGTATTGATGGTATTGAAGCTGCTCTTGGAGTAAAAGGTTTCAATGGTTATTTACAAGGTAACGCTATGAAATATTTATGGCGTTATCAACATAAAACCGAAGGGTACGATAAAATAAACGATCTTAAAAAATGTCAATGGTATCTTGAAAGATTGATTAAAGAACATAAGCGTACGTATAGTCAATATGAATATAGTAAGGACGAAATGATATGAAATACGCAAACCATTATGGATATACAGATGTAAATCCTTATGAAGTAGTTAATAAAATATCTAATAAAACCTTAGAAATAAGACCGATGGATTATGAAGAATTACCATGGAAAAAAGATTTTCATTTAGGTGGTTTCTTTGGTCATACATCAAACCAAGAAGATCAAAAGTGGAAAATATTTTCTAATAAAAGTTATAATACAATTCGTATTAGACTTAGAAAAAATGGTGAATGGAAAGATAAATATAATAATCGTTATAAATTATCTGATAAACCAACAAAATTTTATGACTATAACTTTTAAAGGAGAGTATATTGTTTCCAGCAATAAACATTATTACTGAAGAAAAAGTCTTTGTAAAAATAAACTATTCAGAACTAACTAAGGAAGAGCTTGATGAAATATATGAGAAAATTGGTCATGAACTTCAAGATAGATTTAATAAATTTATAGAAACACAAAACAGCTAGAAAGGAAAATTATGGCTTATTCAAAATGGACTACAAGAAGAGATATTACAAGTGGATATAAATTTAGTGTTGAAACACCAAACGATCCACAAATTGATATACTTAAACAAACTGTATCAGAATATAATAAAAATGTAGATATAAAGAAACGAGTTAGACTTATGGGTCGTGGACCAAGAAAGATTTATGAAACTAAACCTGGTCAATATCAATCTTACTTGCCTTATAAGTTTGCAAAGTATTTTGATGTTTACATTCATGATAAAGCATAATGTCTAAAGGTATTAAAGGTCGAGGTCGTACTCACAGTCTCAGTAGAGGCTGGGAGAAGGCCTTGAAAAAAGTATCAAAAGCTAAGCACCGTAGAGAGGGAAAATATGAGTATACTAGACTTTCCAATGAATCAAAGAATGTACAGCATTTGGTACGCAAGATCGATAGGGAGACTTACGACTAAATGGAATATAAAATCTAATAGTATAGAATTAGAAGAGATTATGGACGCTATTTCAGAACAGTTTAAAGAAGACGCTAAAGAATGGACTGCTGATGAAGTAGACGAATTAGTCGATAGTTTTTTCGAAAACATAGAAGTTGTGGTTATAAAAAGAAAACCTTTGAAAAAACCTGAAAGGAAAAATGATAATGACTCAGAATGAAGGTTATATGGAATATATGGTTAGAAAAAGTAATGAGGAAATAAACCGTCTTGCAAAAGAAGAGAGCTATTTAGATCGCGCAATAGAAATACTAGAAGAGTGTGGTAATCTAATGTCAAGAAAAGGTCAAGATTATCAAGGTGGTTCTGTTAAAGACGATGACTATTATCCTCATGGTTGGAAGTCTTTTGATACTATGCTTACAACTAAAGTATTAAGATTTAGATCTATAATGGAACAAAATGGTGATGTTAATTACGATACTGCTGAAGATTGTTTACGCGATTTAATTAACTATTCTGCTAGAGCTATTGTTTATTTGGAGAAAAATAAAAATGACTGATATAAAACCTATAATATTTACAAGAGGTAGATTAAATAATCAAGTAACTTTATCACAAATGCCAGAATATATGCAAGCCAAAACAACTATGGTAGTTTATCCTTCTGAATATCAAGCTCATAGAGAGCTATATGGTACTATATGTCAAGTAGTTTCAGCACCTGAGCATGTTCAAGGAATCGCTAAAAGACGTAGATGGGCAGCACTTAGATCTACTAAAAGAATACAATGGCAATTAGATGATGATCTAACTTTTTGTAAAGCTAAAGAAGAAGGAAGAGATGGCTCATGGCCTTTCCTAAAATTTGAACCTATGCAAGAAGAAGATTGGTACCGTCTTGAAGAAGATATCGTAGAAGCTTGTGATATTGGCTTTAAATGTGGTGGTCTTGGTCAAAGAATATCTCCATCAGGTATTAGTGATTTTCCTGGTAGTGTAAACTCTAGAGTATATACAAATACATGGTTTGATTTTCGTACTATAGAGCCAAGAGACTTT